GCGATAGTTCTGGTAAACCACTAGGACGCGTTGAGGGCGAGGGTATAGACAATATAGACAAACCACTGCCTGCGCCGAATTTCGGCTAAGGTTTTGAAACCAAATTGGAGTAAACATTATGTCTACAATTAATGCTCCGTTCGGTATGCGCCCTGCGTTTCATCCTTCGGGTCTGGATCGCGCTCAAGCGCTTGCTGGCGGAATTGCCTCTGCTTATAACACCGACATCTTAAAGGGTCAGCCCGTCAAGATGGATACCACTGGTGTAATCGTTGTCGCCGCTGCTGGTGATGCTTTCCTCGGCGCTTTTGCTGGCGTTGAATGGACTGACACCACTGGTCGTCGTCGTGTATCAAACTACTGGCCTGCAAACACTGCATACCAGACTGGTTCTTGCATTGCTTACTTTTATAGCGATTCAAACATCGTTTATGAAATCCAAGCTGATGGTACTTTGGCACAAACTTCGGTTGGTGATGAAGCTAACCTGAGCAACACGACTGCCGGTTCTAACGTAACTGGTCTGTCGCAATGCACTCTGTCAACAACTCTCGCAGGTTCGGGCGCAAATGCTCAAATGCGAATTGTTGATCTAGCCCCCTTGGTTGATAATGCTTGGGGTGATACTTACACTGTTGTACGCGCTACGATTAGTAAATCGCAGTACGTTGCAGTCTCTAACGCTATCTAAGGAGGGCATGAATTATGGCAGCCCCAATGAGAAGTACAGACTTTCGGTCGATAGTTGAGCCGATCCTGAATGAATGTTTCGACGGTGTTTATGATCAACGTACTGACGAATGGTCACGCGTTTTTAGCGAATCCGAAGGCATTCCACGTAACTACCACGAAGAGCCCGTGCTGTACGGCTTTGGCGCAGCTCCACAACTGCCTGACGGTACTCCAGTATCGTATCAACAGGGTGGTGTACTGTTCCTGAAGCGTTACGTCTACGCTGTGTATGGTCTGGCATTTGCCTTGACCAAAGTCCTCGTAGAAGACGGCGATCACATCCGTATCGGTCAAGTCTATGCCAAACACTTGGCACAGTCCCTGATCGAGACCAAAGAGACGCTGGCAGCTAACGTACTTAATCGTGCGTTCAACTCTGCATACCCCGGTGGTGATGGCGTTCAATTGAACTCCGCTTCACATCCAATCGTTAACGGCACATTCAGCAACTTGCTGACCACTGCTGCTAACTTGTCGCAAACTTCGCTTGAGCAGATGCTCATTCAGATTCGTCAAGCTGTTGACAACAACGGTAAGAAGATTCGTCTGGTTCCACGTCAACTGGTGGTTGCACCGGGCAACGTGTTCCAAGCTGAAGTTCTCCTGAAGTCTGTATTGCGTTCAGGTAACGCTAATAACGACATCAACCCAATCAAATCTATCGGTCTGCTTGACGAAGGCGCTGCAGTTCTGTCGCGTCTGACTTCTGCTACCGCATGGTGGGTACAGACCGATGCACCAGAAGGCATGAAGCTCCTGATGCGTCGTAAGCTGGAGAAGACAATGGAAGGTGACTTCGAGACCGACTCAATGCGCTACAAGGCGACTGAGCGTTACGACTTGGGCTTCACTGATCCACGCGCAATGTACGGTACGCCGGGCGTATAAACCAGTGGGGGAGCTTAGGCTCCCCTCCTAACAGGAGATTTAAATGTCACAGACCTATATTGGTTCGACTCTCCGTACTGGTTCAGACACTCTGACCGATACGGTTGATGGTGGCTTCGTTGTTGTCTCACAGACAGGAACTGTCACTACTGCTGCCGCAGGTACGGCAACAAGCGTTAGCTTTACCCTCCCAGCATCTTCACAAATCATCAACTTTATTGTTGATGGCGTTCAAGCTGCAGTCGTTGGTGCAGGTACGGCTACAACCGCCCCTATCACTATTGGCACTGCTGCTGCAGGTACACAGTATCTGTCAGCTACTGACGCTATTGCTGGCGGTCGTATTACTTTGGCTTTCACCGCTGCACAAACCGCTGCTATGGCAAGCATTGGCGCAACCACTACGGTTGTTGCTACTGTTGACCCTAACGGCACTATCGTGACCACGCAAGGTATCTTCCGCGTGACCGTTGTGTACGCACAAAAAGTTTAAGGAGGCACAATCATGGGCCAATTTAAACCGATGGTGAAGATGGAAACCACTGAGCCTTCAGTAATTCTGAAGCTCAAAAAAGGTGGTCATGTATCTTCTAAGGCTAACGCTAAAGAAGAGAATGGTCATAAGCCTATGGGTAAAGCCGATGGCGGCATGATGGGTGCGTTGGCTGGTGCTCCTGCACTGGTTGGTCGTCCTGCATCTGCAGCCCCTGTCTCTATGCCGGGTAAGCCTTCAATGGCTGCTCGTCGTAAGGCTATGATGGCTAAACGTAAGCCTTCTACAGCTCCAGTACCAGTCTCTGGTCTGAAGCCTGCAATGCCAGCAATGGGCGGTGCTCCTGCTGGTATGCCTGCCATGAAAAAAGGCGGCAGTTCTGACACGGCGCAAGACAAAGCCATGATCAAGAAGGCAATGAAGCAGCATGACGCTCAAGAGCATAAAGGCGGCAAGGGTACTAGCCTGAAGCTCAAGAAGGGTGGCGATTGCTACGCTACTGGTGGCGTTGTAATGGGTCAAGGCGGCTACAAAACTGGCGGTGTCATTAAAGGCAACGGCGGTGGCTATGCTAAAGGTGGCGGCGTAGAAGGTAATGTTAGCGGTACTCCTGCTGGCGTAACCAATACCAAAACTGGCGGTGTACGTCTGGGCAATGCTGGCGGCTTCAAAAAAGGTGGTGGCGCAAAAAAGTTTGCTGACGGTGGGGCTGTGCAAGATGATGGTCGTGCCGTCAAGATGCCACAAGGTAACAAACGTCCATCAACCCCTGTAAGTATTAACCAACTGTCTGGAACCTTTAAAAAGGGCGGCAAGGTTAAGAAATATGCTGACGGTGGTGATGCTCAGACTGCAAAGAATGAGGCTGACTACAAGCAATACGAAGCTGATGAAGAGAAGTTTAACAAAAGCCTGCGTGAAGACATGGGCAACGCGTTAATGTATATCCCACGCAAGATTAAGCAGGGGATAGACGCTCTCAAAGGCCAAGGTGCTGTTACAAAAACTGAACGGGAACGATCAGTAACGGTTGCCAAGCCTAAAAAATCTGGTGGACGTATGTAAAAATAAAGTGGGGGGCTTCGGCTCCCTGCTTTTTTAAAAACTTAGGGGGTTATTTTGGCTAACACATCAATTCTTTCGTCTATCAGCCGCCAAGGAACATTTGAGCCTTTTGATTTGCAAGTTGGTAGAAATCAAATTGCAGGACATCAATCCGTGTTTTTGTTTGGATTTAGCGCAAGTATTACTAACGCCGCGTTTATACCGGCATGGGAAAATACTGCGGCATATACTTATCCTGCGTCAGCGGTTGCTATGTCAATAGTTAGCACTTCCGCTTCAGATACAGCGGTTGAAATTATAGTTATTGGTTTAGATGCCAATTACAATGTAATTACTGAGACAGTTACTCTCAATGGGACGACCCCAGTTGTAACAACAGCATTGTTTCTTCGTGTTAATCAATTAGACGTTTTGCCTGACAGTGTTAATCCTGTTGGCGTTATTACCGCCAAAAATGGCGGCGTAACTTATGGTCAAATTGCCGTTGATACAGGGCAAAGCAATATGTCTGTTTATACAGTGCCTGCTGGCTATACTTTGCATGGAGTTCACATTGCAGCATGGTCATCTACTTCAGTTACTTCTGGTGTATATGCTACCTTTAGAGCACAAACCTTATCCCCAGCAGGAACTAAATATATTGTTTCTCAAGCACCATTTGTAAATACTTTTGAATTTGCTGCTCAATACCCTCTAAACTTCCCTGAAAAAACTGACGTTCAATTTCAATTTAAGTCTAGTGGTGCTGGTTTGCAAATTGGCACAATTTTTGAAGGCATTTTGATTAAAAATAATGGTTTAGGTTGATAGGGTAATCATGGCTGACGAGATAACAACTGCCCGTGAGTTAGCTACACACGCTAACGACATCAAGCATCTACAAAATGACATGGATGCGATGAAGGAAGATGTCGCGGCTATTCGATCATCAATAGAAGACATCAAGCAGACTCTTGCATCTGCTCAGGGCGGGTGGAGAGTATTAATCTTTGTGGGTAGTGTGGCTAGTGGCATCATTGGCGCTGTATCCGGTTATCTGACAAGCAAAGGACTCTGATTATGCCAGCCAAATCTCGATCACAATTCAGGTTAATGCAGGCTGCAGCGCATAACCCTAAGATTGCGAAGAAGGTTGGCATTCCTGTTAAGACTGCTGCTGAGTACACAGAGTCAAACGTAGGTAAGAAGGCATACAGCAATCTTCCAGAGGCCAAGAAAGACGGCGGTGGATTGTACGCAAATATTCATGCCAAGCGTGAGCGTATCGCTGAGGGCTCGAAGGAAAGAATGCGTAAGCCGGGCTCTGCAGGCGCACCTACTGCTAGTGCGTTTAAAGAATCCGCAAAGACAGCCAAGATGAAAGAAGGCGGCGTGTCATTAGCTGTAGGCAGAGGTGAGAAATTATCTGTTGACCGTGGCGCGGGGCTTACTGCTAAGGGTAGGGCGAAGTATAATCGTGAGACAGGTTCTGATTTAAAAGCACCACAACCACAAGGTGGAGCCCGCAAAGATTCATTCTGCGCCCGCATGAGTGGTGTAGTGGAACACTCAAAGGGTGACGCTCCAAGAGCTAAGGCTTCATTGAAGCGTTGGAAGTGTCCGGGTTGGTAAATTAAGGAATAATCATGGCTGATAACGCGTCAATGGCAGATGTATTTAGAGTTACCCCAGATGGTAAGTACGTTTACAACAATCAGGAAATCAGCGAACAAGAATTTAATCGTTTAAGAGCTGAGAGTTCTGATCAAATAAAACGTGATCGCCCATTAATAAAAGATCGAGTGCCATTAGACAAACGGGATAGAAGCCAGCGTTTATCATTTGACACAGAGTATAAAAAGGGTGGCAAGATTAGCCTTAATGCTTGCAGCGTATCAACGCATCAGAAGTCTAAGAAGTCACCTAATTGGTAAAGGATATGTATGGCATTTTCTGGAACCATTGGGCAGACAGTAACTAAAGTCCAAACTCTTATTGATAAGGGCGCTCGTCGCAGCGGGAAACTTGCTGAAGAACTGACTTCTGAGCAGGTAACATCTGCTCGTCAATCTCTATACTTTTTGCTTAGTAACCTATCCAACATAGGCATTCAATACTGGGCGATCAACAAGAAGGTATTTGGTCTCAAGCAAGATCAATACATCTATGAGCTGCCTGCAGGCTCTATAGACGCGCTGAACGTCTTATACAGAAAGATGAGCCGTCCTACACCCGACAGCACTGGAGGCTACGCAGCCTCGTCTGGGGTGGCTGCAAACGCCTTTGATAACAACATAGACACGGCAGACATACAAAATGCCATAAATGGGAATATCTCTGTCAATTATGGCGATAACAACACAATTTATGCTGGCTCAATTGGTATTCTACCGGGTGTCTCTGGAGATTTTCACATACTGCTGGAGACTTCCGCTGATGGAGTCACATGGACTACTCTCAGAGACACAGGAATAACGACTTGGGTCAATAACGAGTGGCTGTGGTACGACATCGAGCCGGGAATTAATGCTCAGTGGTACAGAATGCGTGAAACAGGCGGCAATACGCTGCAGGTTCGTGAGTTCTATGTAGGCAACAACAGCACAGAAATCCCGATGGCTCGTCTGAATCGGGATGATTACACATCATTGCCGAACAAGAACTTTACAGCTAACCAGCCGTTCCAGTATTGGTTCAATCGCACCATCCCTAGACCACAAATTACGTTATGGCCTGTCCCATCTGACCCATTTATCCAGATGACTGTCTGGTACTCCCGTCAGGTAATGGATGTAGGTGACTTATACGGTGAGCTGGAAGTACCAGATCGTTGGTTATTGGCTATACAATCAATGTTAGCGCATCAAATGAGCATGGAATTGCCGGGAATACCACTTGATCGCATTCAATACTTGCAGACGCAGGCTACGTTCTACTTGAATGAAGCAGAGCAAGAAGAGCGCGATAAGTCTCCGATTTACTTTGCACCTAACATAAGTGTGTACACACGATAATGCCAGTCTGGTTAGATACCCAAGGTTATTCTGACATCGCAATTGCGGTGTGTGATCGCTGCAAGATGAAGCGTCCTCATGCTACCTTGTCTAAAGACCCTAACTTCCCCGGTCTGATGGTGTGTGACCAAGGCTGCAAAGATGAATTTGACCCGTATCGTTTGCCCGCAAGGAAGACTGAAAGAATTACGATTCGTTTCCCCCGTCCTGATGCTGATATAGCGGTTGATCCAAATTATGTACCGCCTGCTCAGAATGACGATTAATGATGACGGAAGCCGTTAACGGCACGTTCGGAGGTACTTTTTAATGGCTGCACCAAACTACACGCCGATTTCGCTTTATTACAGCCTAACGCCGACTGCCGTCCCAGTAAACACTAATTTGGTCAATGGTGAGCTGGCGCTTAATGCTGCTGACAAGAAGTTATACGCAAAAGACAGTACAGGTAATGTATTCTTGCTGGCCTCTTCTACTGGCGCTGCAGGTACAGTAAGCTCAATTAATGTATCTGGTGGCACTACTGGCTTGACTGCGTCTGGTGGCCCTGTTACTACATCAGGAACCATTACGCTGGGCGGTACACTTGATGTAGACAATGGCGGTACTGGCGCTACTACTTTGACGGGTTACGTCAAGGGTACAGGCACATCACCGCTGTCGGCATCCTCAACTATCCCGACAACTGACCTGTCTGGCACTGTATCAAACGCACAGCTTGCCAATAGCGCCATCACGATTAACGGCAGCACCGTCAGCTTGGGTGGATCGACTACGGTTACTGC